GCTGCACTTTGGTTCTTTGTACAGTTTTTACTCCTTTTTGTACTACTTTATTCAACTCACCAGCCACTTTTGCAACTTTGTAAATCTTTTCTAGATTCTTAACTCCAACTACAGGAGGGGTTTCTGTAACATATTCATTCCCACTTTCATCGTATCCCCCTAAGAACGGAACACTGTTATACCAATGTGTGAATGTATTATAAAGATTCTATATAGATGGGCCGGCTTGAAGATATTGCTTTGCTATTTGTCGCTCACGAGCATTGTAGGCTTTTTGCTCCTTTGCAAGCTGCTATTTAGGTTTTAATGGTGGCATAATTACTTCTCTCCTAATACTTTATAAGAATTAACAACCTATTGAAGATCTTCTTTTGAAAACGTTTTCATAATTAACTATAATAAAAATTCTTTATCTTCTAAAACTTGTTGTTTGAGATCGTTATCTCCGATTACTTTCTAATCTACGTATCTCCAAATAAAACCTTTATAAGAATATCTACCACTTTCTTTTTTACAAACTCTTCTTATAGACGACGTAGATTTACATCCGAAATATGATGATGCCTATGAAATACTGTCCCATATCTTTACAAGTTTGCCATCTAAGGTATATTGAGCAACTCGTATTCCAGAAGCCGCACGCAGCCTTTCATTTCTAGTGCCGTAGTTTGCGTTTTCTTTATACGTACACCATTCTAAATTATTCGCACAATTATTTTGGCAATTTTCGTCTTTGTGATTCACACAAGGAAGTTTGTTAAGGTTTGGTATAAATGCCTCCGCAACAAGTCTATGAATTTTCTTAACGATTGCTTTTTTGCCGACCTGCAATTTCACTACTAAATAGCCGCTAGATTCTGTGGTAGGTTTTAACAATCTTTCTTTATAGTGACTAAAATTTCCTGGTGTAACCTCAGTGTAATGTTCGTTTCTTCGAACATTTCCTAAATCGGATACGGAATAATTTCCGTTAGTCCCTTCTATTGTTCTCCAGTTTTCCATAATTAATTATTTAACGTTCTCCCGCGACCTTATTACGAAGCTGATATCTGCCTTTTACTTTTTCTCTTTCCAAAGCAGCTTTGTCTTTTTGAGCCTACAATTCAGTTTCGTGTTTCATTTTTTCGCGTTCCAATTCTATTTTCTTGTCTTCAATTTCCTTTTTCTATCTCTGTTCGTATCTCTTTGTATACGTATCAGACTAAATCTTCTGTTGTTCAAGAGCTTGTTTACCAAGTTCAAAAGGATCGGGTATACCGTTATTATTAGCATCCTTCTCTTCTGTACCGCGATATGCACTAATCTCAGCAACTGCGATCTTAGTCTGATTGTCAGCATCAATCTTGTAACGCTCAAGCTCCATCTTAGCCTCTTCAAGCATAAGCTCTTGTTCACGAGCTTCATTCTGCATTTGTTGCAGTTGTATAGCTTGTTGTTGCTCAGCTTCTTGTTGCTGTTGCATTTGCTGTTCTTGACGTTGCTGCATCTCTAGAAGCTTCTGCTTAATGATGTTAAAGTTATCATTTGTAAGTACTTCGGCTGCTTCAAGTAAGCTAGCACCGTTTTGCATAGCAGGTTGAATAAGTTGTTGTAACTTCTGGATATTCTCCATATCCTTAGAAGTATCGCTTACAAATACATCCATATCTTCATAGTAGAACTTATCTTGGATATCAACAAAAGCACGTTCTCCATTATCAAAGATATAACTAAGCTTCTTCTTACCTGTTTGCTACCAAGCCCCTTTAGCTGTATTTAAAAGCATGTTGAGCACATGTTTCTTACATTGATTGTGTGCCCAGAACAAAGGTTCTGTAATATGAGAAGACTATACAACAGATCTCTCTACATTACCTACAAGTTCATTAGAACTAATAGCGCCTTCACGCTGTTCTGTAATACCTGATATAGTACCTGCCAATTGCTCAATCTTATCCATCAGCTGAATATACTCAGCTATTACGTTCGACATAGTAAGATCGAGAGCAGTGATCTAATTAAATGTAGCAGGCTTTCCGCCTTCTCTACCTGCGATGTTCCAACCTTCTTCATAAGGATTAATAAAGTTTACGCCTACAGAAGATAAGTAGTGCATCCATCTGTCAGGAGTGATATTCATAGATTTTGGGATCTACGTAATATCCATGTTTACTACCTTTCCCTTATCTCTTGCTATAGCTAACTCAAGTCTATACCACAATACGATATACATATATTGCAAAGGCTTAAGGATGCTTACAAGAGAACGTGGCCTACTGTTGGTATTAGAGTAGACACATCCACAATATGGAAGCTTTTGAGAATTAGGGTTATCAATTGATACATGCTGGTACTCAACAGGCTGAATACCAAAATAAAGATCAGATCCTGCACGGTATCCTTCCCAAACTTCTATAATCCAGTCCGGCTCAACTGATATCTCCTGTCCTGTCTTCTTGTAAGACTCGTCCATAATTTCTACTTGTGCCTGACCGGCCTCATCGAAGTATGTAACATAGTATATCTTCTTAAATGATTTCCAGCAGCAGTGCCATACGTTGATAGCATATCTAGTCTTCTAATCCATAGTAGGATTGTCATAGATATGGAATTGTATACCACCACCAAAGTTGTCTACAGGAGGTCTATCTCCAAGATCATTGGCATGCCTACTGCCCATCATCTCATTAAGCTTGTTTAAATCTTTTTCGCTGAGTTTATTATAGTAGCGATCGTATATTTCGGCTACAGGCATCCTCATCCTACGACAGCACCAGGAGCCGTCTTCTACAAACTCCAAATCAGGGCTGTGATCGTAATCAAAGTATTCTGGATTTACTCTCTCCATATAAGGCTCATCATTCATCACTCCAACGTAGTAGAATTCAGTACCTGCAATAAGAGCGTCTTTCCAACCTTTAATAAACTCGTTATCTAGATTTAATTTTTCCCGTAAGTAAGTAAGGGTATGGTATGCTGTATTTTCTATAACATCTTTATAATCCTTCTACATGTATTTAGCTATAGCTTCAGGAGGCATTATCTCACCAGACTGTAGCTGTTGCTAAAACTATTGTGCTTCCTCAGGACCCATCTGAGATGTAATGGATGCTGTAATATATTGTATAAGCATCTCTTTCTCTTTGTCCATTAGTTCAGAAGCTGCTTCTTGCGATGTTCTCACTACCCTGAAGTTCATCGGCCTCTTTGTCTCTTCACCTATAAGGAGGTCTACCTTAGGCCTAATTATATTGAAATCTTGAGGTGTAGCGGGAAATCCATCTTCTACTTTAAACGGATTCGTAATACGCTTGAAGTCCTTCTCATCAAATATAGAATTATAAAGATTATAGTAGGTTTGTATCTCTCCGAATCGCGTCTTATTCATACCTCCTGACGCAACGTTTCCCTCTCCGATAATCCAGTTAACACATTCGTGTTGCCACTGCTCATCTTTCTTTTTTAGTGGTAGTTTCTATTGGGGAAATGATACGTTATATAAATTATCGTCTACTCTAACCATTTGTTTTTATGTTTATACTGCAGTTTAATTTTGTATTGCCTAAATTCGGTTAACAAACTATGACCAAGTAGATTCTGTCTTATATGACTCAACACTTCCCGAAGGTACATATATTGGACAATTATTAGTATTTTGAAATACATTGTATATATTCCCCAATGTCGGAGGTGTTGTTGCTTTAATTGTAATACTTGTTAATGACGAACAGTTTTGAAATGCAGATGATCCGATTGATGTACAACCTGTACCAATTTCTACTGTCGACAATTGAGCATTATACCAACATGCATAAGCACTTATCGTAATAACGGAATCTGGTATTATTAAACTTGTTATTTTAGTGTTTTCAAATGCCTACTAATTTATAATTGTAACAGTATTCGGAATAGTTACTCCAATAATTCCACTATTAGAGAAACACTATGCCGGTATTGTATTAACACCGTTTGGTATAATCATATTCACGGATAGTGATGTTGTATTCTTAAACGCAAGGCTACCAATAGTAACAACGGTTGAAGGTATAGCAAATCCTACTAAATTTGTACAATTTTCAAATGCACATGCACCAATATCAGTTAATGAATTACCAAGTACGTTCACAGTTGTTAAAGATGGATTATTTCTGAAACAATAAGCACCAATACTTGTAACACCACTTGGTATGTCTATTGTAGAAATTCTTGTATTATCAAAACATTGATTTGGTATTGATGTAATTAATGGCGGTAAAGTTGCATTTGTTAAAGTGGTTACATTTAAAAACCATTGATTAGGCAAACTTGTGCATTGTGAATTTGCTTCAAAACTTATCGACTTAATCTGACTATA